GGAAAGATGAACCACTAGATACTAATGGTGGGGTTCGTTGTGGTAAAGTGATAGGTAAAGACAAAGAGCAACTCAGTGAAGCTGAAATAGATGCACAAAAAAATATTAAATGTTATCGTTTAGTATATGGTCTAGTTTCATTTGAGGGTACAACTTCAAAAGGAGAACCTGCTACTGTCGACTCTATGCCTGTGCTATTTCGTGTGACTGGCTCTAACTTTACTCCAATAGGAGAAGCTCTAAAGAGTTTAAAAGGTAGAGAAAGTCTAATGCAAAATCACTTGTTGAATTTAAAAACAACAAGAAAAAAAGCAGGTAGTAATGTGTATTATGTTTCTCAAATATCTGTTGATAATAAAGAAGTAGAGTTTACACAGAAAGACCTAGAACACATGGATATGTTTCGTGCTCTCATTGAAGAAGAGAACGCAAGGGTATCTGAAAAATATCAAAATGCTGTAAAGAATAAGGAAAGCGATGCGGCATCTGCCAAAGTAATTAATGAAATGGAAGATGACCCCGAAATGGTGTTGGCCTCATAGCTTGTCCAGTATTTTAAACAGAGTACAATTATTTTTAACGGAGGCCAATAAGGCCTCTGTTCCTATTTCTAGCACTATTGTAAATGAGTTTGGTGAAGCCTGTAAACAAGCATTTATAAAACAATTTTCTGAAGAAAGAGAAGAAGAATTTAGACCTCGTATGAGTTCTATTGGTAGACCCCTTTGTCAATTACAGATGGAAAAGATGGGTGCAAAAGCAGAAACCCCTGCCTATAATTCTAAAATGAGATTTATATTAGGTGATTTAATAGAAGCATTGGCTGTAGCTATTCTTAAATCATCTGGTATAAAAATAGAAAGCATGCAAGAAAAAGTAACACATGCGTTTGAAAAAGATTCTATAAATGGCACATATGATGTAGAAATAATGGGAAAGATATGGGATATAAAAAGTGCATCACCCTATTCATTTCAATATAAATTTGGAGAAGATGCAGGTTATGATGCCCTTGCTAAGAATGATAGTTTCGGTTATCTTGCACAAGGATACTTATATTCAAAAGCAACAGGAAAAGATTTTGGTGGGTGGATTGTTATAAATAAATCTACGGGGGAATGGTCAGTTTTAGAAACTCCTATTAATAATGAAGAAGAGTCAAATAAAATACTAGAACAAGTAGAAAAAGATTTACATGCGTTAAATAGTAATGCCCCATTTAAAAGAATGTTTGAAGATGAAGAAGAGCATTTTAATAAGAAACCTACAGGTAATAGAGTATTAGGTAAAGAGTGCACATTCTGCCCATATAAAAAATCATGTTGGGAAAACTTAGAGCACTTGCCTCAACAACAATCAAAAGCTATTAGTCCAAAGTATTATTGGTACACTAAAGTTAATAACAGGAGAGAAGAACATGACGACAGTTCGGAGTAGAAAAGCAAAAGGCAGAAGATTACAGAACTGGGTTCGTGATACATTACTAAAAATATTTTCTAACAATGGATTTTTAGATGAGAATGATATTAAGTGTGCTGTAATGGGAGAGACTGGTGCTGATATAAAATTATCTAATACTGCAAAGAGAATTATACCATACTCTTTTGAGTGTAAAAACAAAGAGACATTTAAAGGTATTTATGATATAATAGACCAAGCAAAATCAAACTCTGATAAGAGAGAAACACCGATTGGAATAATTAAAATGAATAAACAGCAACCTCTAGCTATACTAGATGCTGAACATTTTTTAAAAATGATAGGAAAGTTATGAAAGAAAATGGTGAAAATAAAGAGGCTAGGATAATGATATCTGTGTATCCATCTGAAAAAGGATTTAGTTGCTCACTTACTGAGCCTAATGTGCCACCACTTACTAGTGATTATAGTATTGCGTTAACAATAGCACATGGAATGGTTAGATTAGCTTTGGATAATCCAGATTTAATATTTGATGCAGGGGTTGAGTCTTTGGCTAATCCACAACAAGACTTGGTTGCAGATTTAGTTGAAATGTTAGAAGAACGAAAAAAGAGGTTACATTGACAAAAGTACAAATAAAAGAAAACAAAAGTGATAATATAAAAAAGTTAAAAGAAAGTGATTTTTCTGTAACAACTTTTTCTAAAGATTTATCGTATGGAAAGAAACATGAAAAACTTGTGATGAAATCTATGGAAAACTTTGAATTAAAAACTGATAGAAAGGCACATCAAACTGGAAATGTTTATGTGGAGTTTGAATCACGAGGTAAGAATAGTGGTATACGTACTAGTAAATCTAACACATGGATATTTAAAATTGTAAATGGTAAAGATACACATTTATTTTCTATACATATACCCTTGTCACGATTAAAAAAATTAGTTAGTAAAGACTATAGAGTTGTACCAGGAGGGGATAACTTAACATCAAAAGGATATTTAGTTCCAATAAAGGATTTGATTATAATATGAAAACAAAAGAATTTTTGTCTAAGGCAAACGTTTTAGTTGAAGGAGATAGGCAAAAAGATTATGGGGATAAGCTACATAATCATTCAAACATTGCTAAATTATGGTCAGCGTATTTAGATATAGAAATAACTGCACATGATGTAGCAATACTTATGGCACTATTAAAAGTAGCCAGAACTAAACTTGGTCAAGTTAGTGATGATACTTATGTAGATATGTCTGCATATAGTGCTATTGCAGGTGAAATAAAATTTAGAACATCTAAAAAGGAGAAAGGATGAATAATTATTTAATTACACAAGAACAAGTAAATTCAGTATTAAAATACTTATTTACTAAACCTTATGGTGAAGTTGCACAAGCTATTGCAGTTCTTACAAAACTTCCAAAACTAGACCCAAAAATAAATCCTACTTTTGTCAAAGAAGCAGACAAAAAAAATGACACCAAACAGTAAAGAAGCAATATTGTTCAGTACTGTGGTGTCAATAAATAATGATGGTAATTTAATTACAAGGCATGAATCATTACCTGTAAAAGCAGTTCAAGAAGAGCTAGGTAATGATTACTATGCCCATTTAATATCAGCTATTGTAAATCATTGTAAAGCAGACTCGCACTACTTTGATGAGCAGTTACGTAGTTTGTTGCGTTCCATTTGACATCAAACCTATATTTTGATTTATAACACTATTTGTTGGTGATATGGTTTGATTTGCCATAGCATCAGTCATTGGTGTTGGCACACTAATAGGTTGTGCAATCTCATCTACAACTGGGGCAGGAGCCGCAGGCTGTGTTGCTTCTTTAGGAGTCTCTGGTACTCTTGGTCTTTCTGACATTAAAGCCGTGGTCATAGGAGTTGCCTCTTCAGTTCTAATTCCTGCCATACTCCCATATTCATCTACTAATTGTTTAAAATTTACATCTCTCATAGAACGAAGCAAGTCGGCTATAAGCATTGGCCTTGTAACATTACCTTTCATAGCAACAGATGGTTGCTCTCTTACAGATTCATTTAACATTTGATTTGTTACACTTTCTATAGTTGGTAATGCCATTTAACCTCCTAATGGATTTTTACTTTGTAGTTTTATTTCTTCTATTTCTGCATCTTGCACTTCATTTTCTTTTAATGCAATAGCTATTTGTTTAGATAGTTCAGATACTAAACTTTCTAAAGTTTTAATAGTTTCATTAATAGGTGCTATAAAAGGCTGTATAATAAAAGGTTCTGGAATATCTAGCATAGCTATCTGTTCTTTTACTTTACCTATTTCTTTAAATACTAATGTTAAATCTGTAGGTACAATTTTATCATCTACTTTTTTAATTCTATCAATTAAATCAACTTTATATTCGTTTGCATATAATAATGCTTCATCAATTTTCTTTTCTAGCTCTTTATCTTTTTCTTTTAATGGTTTTAAATTTACTGGAGGCGTAGCTTCAATGGCGTCAAGCCTTGAATTAAACTGGCCCCAGGTGTAAAATCCACCACCAATAGCACCAATAACTCCAAGCAGTGCCGCATATGTACTAAGTTTTTCAATTATTTTCATTCTTCATAGCCTCCAATTCTAATTTTAATCTATTAGTTTTGCTCTGTGCTTTTTGTAGTTGTACCTTATGTACTTCTACAGGGTCGTTTTGTGTGTAACTTGCAAGAGTCACACCACTATAAATATCTTTGTTATAGACGCCTAGGTCTATTTGATTAAATAAATCCATACTTTGGTCTGTGTATATATCTTTTGATTTATAAAATTGTGTTTTATTGTAGGCGTCTAAAGTATTGTTCTTAAAAAATAAATCCTCTTTTGTTAAGTTTTGAGTTGTTTCTTTTGTTACTTTAGCTATTTGTTTTGCTATTGCTTTTAAATTCTTTTTTAATTTTGTTTCTACCTTTGCAACATCTGTAGCAATCCTGTCTTTGGTGTCCACTTCTTCCGACTGTATATCTTCTTGCTCTCCACTATCTTCTGTTGATACTTCGGAGTCCTCAGATTCTGTGCTATTGGGTTCTTCTTCTTCTGTTGTTTCGTTTGTTGCAACTTCTTTTTCCTCTTCTACTGGTTCTGACTCAGTAACTTCCTCCACTGTCTCTGTCTCATTTTCCTCAATCTCTGGAACGCTTTCTTCCTCCGTTGAGATATCTTCCAATGGTTCCTCAAACTCTTCAAAAGATTCTTCAGTAAGTTCATCATTGAACTCCTCCTC